GTTTTTTGTATCATCGAAATCATCATAGTAAGGATCAACGTTAAAATTTAGAGCCATTTTTTTCCCTTAGAAACCTAATACAAATTTGAGTTGTTCTATTCCGTCATCACTTCTTTGAACACCTGTTCTATTTTCAATATAAACCAAATGACCAGAATATATTGCAAAATTTGGAAGATTGTATGATAGTACAGTTCTTGTTGACTTTGATGTTTGTCCAAAAATAGGACTATTAATTACTGGAACACCTCTCGTATTTATTAGCTTTAATAGATTGGTGGAAACATTAAAATATAAAACTGTTGCAGTAAATGTTGGATTATCGACAGGACCCTGGTAAATAACTTCATCTGTTGCAAATCCAATATCTGAACCAGCTGCAACAACAATATCTGTTGTGGTACTATACACAACACCATTTGCATATGCTGGATTATGTTGCTTTGTCGTTGGATTGACTATCAATCCCAATTGGTGAAAGTCAATGTCTGTAGGTAATAGACCACCTTCTGTTCCCTCAAACTCACAAGTCATCATTACATGAGCACAACCTAATTCAGAAAATGGATCAAAACCGTGGCCACCAACAGGTGATGTTGAAAGTGTTAGTACAGCATTGGCACCAAAACCAGATACAATATTAGCACTTGCATAACTATAATTACCACCTGGATTGGTAATAATAATATCTTGTATAATTCCATTTTGCACATTGGCGGTTGCAGTTGCACCGGATCCATCACCTGTTATGACAACTTGCACCACAGAGTTACCAGGATCGTATCCTGAACCACCATCATTCACATTGATAACATCTATACTACCTGCACCGGCCGTTGTAACCAACGGGTTTGGAGTGTTTGAACCAACTGCAACTGGCATCCATTCTTTGTCCATAAACTTGAGTTTAAGCCCGGTGTCGATGGTATACATAAATTTCCACTTATAACCATCTGCACCTTGGAACATTTTGTTTGCTGTATAAGTGCCTGGTTCAAAATATGGTTCTACAGTTGATGGCTGGTCATTGTTGTTCCACAAACATTTGAAAACTTGGTCATATTTGTTTTTCACATAAAATAAGTAAGTTATATAACCATTTTGATCTTTTTCAAACATATCACCATCATCTTGGAAATAATTATACATCACTCCTGGAGTCCAATCTATGCGTTGTATGACTGGTGATATATCATTTGTTTTTATTTTCTTAACAATAAAGATATTCCTATACACTTCTTTGAGTGCTTTCAAATGAGTTTCAGGAACAGGGGGATTTATATTATCATTCCATGGTAATGGTTTTGCTAGAAAGCAATACATTACATTGATTGGTTCAGTCAGATATGGTGGTACCACGGCCACCGGTGCATAGTACATCAGTTCTATCTGAGAAAGCTTTGAACCGTTTGTGAGTATGTTTTTATTTGCCATAGTGTTTTATTTATTACTGATATGTGATTGCAACACATGTATTTGCCAGATCGGTATGAAAAGATGTATATCTTAAATATGCTGTTTGTGTGGCCGCCAAAGAAAAACTTGTTGCACCTATCGTTGAATTGATTGCATCACATCCATGTGTAATTGTTTTTCCTTGTCCTGTGGTGTTTATTATAAACACCTCAACAAATTTTCCTGGAACAAAAGATGCAGGCGTAATGACCAAATCTGCTGCAATGTTTGCTTTTATTAAACCAGAATTTTGAAAAGAAAGTGTAATTGCTGTTTGAGATCCTGGAAATATATTTGGAATTATAATTGTATTGGCTGCATACATTGCACCAGATATAGTTAATGTACCAGGTACTGTTAAATTGGTATTAACTACAATTGTTGATGTGTTTTGTAATGCACTGGCTGCATTTGTGAAGGCTGCCTGTGCAATCGGTTCAATAACATCTAAACGACCCGCTGAGTTGGCTGCTAGAGTGTGTGCAGAATTTGCTCTGGTCCAACCAGAGTTTGCGGATGTGAATGCTCCGTTGGCAAAGGCGGCCGCAGAGTTGGCTACATCATATGCGGATTGTGCCAAGACATTTGCTGAGTTTGCTTTGGTGAACCCAGCATTTGCAAATATGGCCGCCGAGTTGGCAACTATAAAGGAACTATTTGCAAAAGATGCACCAGAGTTTGCCTGACCGAATGCACCATTAGCAAATGATGCGGCTGAGTTTGCCTGGCCAAATGAAGCGGTTGCTGTGTTAGCTTGCAGGAATGCGGCATTGGAGAATATGGCCGCTGAATTGGCAACCAAGAATGCTCCGTTAGCAAAAGATGCACCAGAGTTTGCTTGACCGAATGCACCATTAGCAGTAGTAAATGCACCATTAGCAAATGATGCGGCTGAATTTGCTCTTACAAATGCGCCATTAGCAAATATGGCCGCTGAATTGGATACCAAAAATGCACTATTTGCAAAAGATGCACCAGAATTGGCTTGGTCGAATGCTGCGTTAGAAAATATGGCAGCTGAATTGGCAACCAAGAATGCTCCGTTGGCAAATGCTGCGGCTGAATTGGCTTGACCAAATGCAGCATTAGCAAATATGGCCGCAGAATTGGCTGTCATAAAAGCACCATTAGCAAATGATGAACCAGAATTTGCAACACCATATGAAGCGTTGGCTCTTGCAAATGCACCGTTGGCAAACGATTCACCTGAAGCGGCCGATGCAGTTGCAGATGTGTTTTGTGATGTTCCATCTGCAAACTTCAATGGTTTTGCTACCAAATTTACACCATCTGTGGAAATCTTTACTTGAAGTTTGTCGGAACCTGGACCACCTGCAATAATATTGACTGTTCTACCTGCGGTTGTTGTACCTATGATTAGATTACCGCCTGTTGATGTTGCGGTGTTGCCTTGCACATACAAATAACCATCTAATGGTAATATGGAAGTGAATATTGCATCAGAGCTGGTAGAACCATGTATACCCAAGTCAATATAATCTTTTTCATCCGTACCAACATCAGCGGTGATAACATGGTCAGCTGAACCAGAAGGTGTTCTATTTTGCAAGTTTGTTTGTAAGTATGCTGAACTGTTACCAACAAACTGTGCAATGACATTTGGTAAAATGATTGCGTTGTTACCAACATTCAATGCAGTATTAGAATAAAGACTTTCAGCCAATGTTCTAGCTGTGAATTGACTTGTGACACTGGTTGAGTTATCAATACCAACCAATATTGTATTTGATGTGTTACTATCTAAATGTGTTAGATTTGGTAATTGCGAAATTTTTACTGTTGACATTGTTTACCCCAATAGGATTGTTCTACCATCTTCTGTTATTAATGTGATATCATTTTCTGTGGCAATTTCTGGTACATATTGTACACCAATAGGACCAAATATTTTAATTTGATTTGATACTGGTGTACTATTTGCAATGAAATTTCTTTTGACTGATAGTAATGTATTTTCATTAGAAGATAAATTGGTCGTTAAAACAATTTGGTTTTGTGTAAAGTTTACGGTTTTCACTGTGTAAACATTTGCGTTCATTTGAATTGAATCGCCACTATACACAATATCTTTTAATGGATAACTTGTGTTACTATAAACACCACCATTTTCATAATCAAATTGACCAGTCAATGATGTAATATTTAGTGTGTTGCTGCCAGAGTTACCAGTAACAGACGCCACATTTCCAAATGTTAACCAAACATTACTTGCAATTGTTATTGAATTGGCCGCATCATTCACACCAATAACCAAAGACTTGATGTTTACGCCACGGTCATTCTTAATTTCAATTGTACTTACATTTGGAAATAAAATTGTTTCTAAATTTGCACCAAGTTTATTATTAAATTTGATTACATTGTTACTCTTATTGGTAAAACTTGTGACAATATTAAGTGCATCAGATGTATGTTCACCCAAATAATAAGATAGTTTTTGACCACTTTCAAAACCTTGTTGTGCATGATGGAAAACTTCGTTGTTTGATTTTAATGCATAACGACCAATTACATTTGTTCCGGTTGGGTGTAATAGGTTTAATAATACTTCTCTGTACTTTGAAATTTCTTTTTCAAGTGTAATTTGATATGTGAAATTGTTGTACTTGGTACTTTGTAATACATCGTAAGAACTTGGTTGGCCTTGTGAAGTCAAATATTGCCCTTCACCAATCACAAGACCATTTAAGAATGTTGCATTTGCTTTTGCGGTTCCATCTCCAAAAGAAATCACACCAGTCTTATCATAAGCTCTTGTATATACGGTTTGATTACCCAACGAATCAAAATAATTGTATGTCTGTACAAATTGTGGGAAAGCCGAATTGGCCATTTTCAAATTAATAAATCTACCGTCAATTTTTAAAGGTAGACTTGGATTTGGTTGAGAATCATAATTGTAAACTCTCAGATTATACAATGACAATTGTGTGTTTGCATCAGAAGATAACAAAGAAACTGAGTTAACCCTTGCAACATATGATGCAAGATTGATTGTTGGACCCTGATATATTATTTCATCTTTTGCTGGTAAATTTTCAATTGCAACATTAGATACCGCAATGTCTTGTATTCTTATGGATACATTAGGTTTAAATTCATAATCTTCACCATAATTTTGAATTGTAATTGTTGTTACCGAACCTGCTCTATCTACAACCGGTGAAAAAACTGCACCTGTTCCAAGAATACCTGGAACATATAATGATGCACCGGTTGCTTGTGCATTGGAAGAAACTACGGATAATGAGGGTAAAAATTGATTTTTATAACCCATTCCACCTAGTGGCCATTTTGGATACGTGCGATACTGTGGATCAATAAAATAATCCACCGATGTAATAGCTCCACTTGCATCAACACTGACCACATTTGCATATGGTCCATTGCCACTGCCGCCGGTAAAAATAATCTTGTCATTAACTACATATCCCACACCACCATTTGTGACTTGAATTGGTCCTAATATACCCAAATTTTCTAATGAAGAATTGACAGAAAATTCATCAAAAGAATCTTCTGTCACATATGTTGATAATGCAGATATTTGAGGAATCTTAGTTATTCCACCACCACCATTATCAACAATTACGGAAGAAATAGGAAATGTTGATAAAGATCCAAAAGTAAATGAATTTGCAAGAGTGGTATCTTTTGTCGATGTTGCTATATTTGCAAAGAAAAAGTTTGCATTACTTAATTGAATATTCCTTTTAAAACCAATAACATCCATTGGTATGAAAGCTACGTTCGAACTTGCCTTGCCGACTGCCGTGGCGGTTTTTACAATTGCGCCGGTAGCTTGTGTGTTTGAGGAAAATACTTGTGCTGTTATTCCAACAATAGCTTGTGCATTAACTGACGCACTATATTTAATATTTGTTATGGCACCTTGTGCATCAACTGACGAAACAAACGCAAAAGTTGATTCATCATACACAATAGTATCATTAATTCTATAACCAGAACCACCATTAACAATTATAAAAGCTGGTGGTAGAAAAGGTGAAATTGAACCAACATTTGCTCTTGCACCATTTATAGCCGAATCTTCAATTATAATGGTGGTATTTGGTTTCATGGAATAACCAAAACCACCTTCTACCACATTAATACGTTGAATAGAACCTTTTGTAATCTCACCAATTATTGCAGTTGCACCAATTGGATTTGCAACGTTTGCGTTTAACCCACCATAAACAACAACAGGATCACCAGGTTGATATGTCAAACCACGGCTTGTTGGATTAACTTTTATTTGGCTAATTTGACCAACAATTTTTGCTCGAAGAACATTTCCACCAAATAAAACATCTTGATTATTTGAATCTACAATTCTAACAGTTTCACCAGAATTGAATAATCTTTGTATATTTGATATGAATATTTCTGTTTTGTTTCCAACTAATACAGCAGCTTCAATTGTTGCAATAGATTTTGAAACTTCGCCAAAAATTCTATAGTTTTTTGTTTGTAAGAAATATGGATTGGCCGACAATAGTTTTAAACTTTTTGCAATATACCATGTTCCAGCGGATGCCTTGAACACCGAATCTTTAGTGTTGAATATTTCCACATCTGTGTTATATAAAACTCTGAAAAGAAATTCATATGATCCTGGTGTACCTTTACTTTGGTACAACTGTCTTGCAACTTTTACAGCCTGTTCTTGGCTTATCAAAGATTCTCTAGGAAAGAAAGGTAAGAATTCGTTATTGAAGTAATCTATGAATTCTTCCGTTGTTGCATCAACATCTTTATAATTCAATAGGTTTTTAGACCTATCCGTTACCTTACCAGTTGTTTCCATCCATTCATAGTAAGCCTTTAGAAATAGATTGAAGTTGGCATATTCAGGATTATCCCGAACATACTCAGGTAACTGAGATAAAACCAGATTTGAGGTTTTTTGGCTGTTATCTATCATGTTGATTTGGCAGTAACATTAACAATAATAGATTGTGGATCAAATTCATCTACAGTGATAACTCTATTATATGTGGAAGAAATAATTGTCGTTGTTGGGTTTGTAGTTACAGTCAATAGACCTAAATCATTATTCACATTCAATGGTGAAAATGCATCTAGTGTGACTACACCTAAATTGTAATCCACAGTACCAATATTACCTTTGAACACAGTCTTGACATTTGTTGTATCATTGTAGTATAATCTTAGTATACCGTAACGACCTTCAAGTGTAATTATACCTCCGCCTGATGAACCTGTAGTATCTTCTGCGGCCGGAGTAATTTTAAGTATGGCAGATGTGTATCCTGTTCCTTTTGTTAAAACATTAATTTGTTTTATTGTGCCGTTATTTGACATAACGGCTTCAGCTGTTGCACCAGTTCCATCACCTAATATATCGACTGTTGGTTGACCTTGATAACTAAAACCAGGATTTGTTATTGTTATAGATTCTACACCACCTGTTGATGATGGTACTTCTTCAATGTAAAGCCCATCAACTGATAATGCCAAATTTAATGGGTTTCTATACACAATAGAAGGTGAACTAGTGATGCCACTCAAAAACAACCCACGTTTTAGTGGTGCACCGTAATACAATTTGTATGTTGTTGGTGTTGATAGGTTTGGGTAAAATTTCTTCTGTAATTGTATTGATATTTCGTTTGTGATGATAGAAGAATCGACTGAATTGATTTGATTATTAAATTCAGATGATCTAAATGTCGAATTGAAACTATTCAGTGTTGTTCTTGCATAATTGTTAATTGCAGTTTTGACATTTGTTTTTATTTCACTTGCAGTCAATCTTGTTCTCTTAGGATCATATAACACATTTGCGGTAATTTGAATATATGTGTAATCTGGATCAACAATCGTAGGTTCCACAGTCAGTACAGATATGGGTCTCAAAACATCTTTAATCAATTTTGATTTTTGATTTTCAGTTAACATGTATGCACCAGATGGTTTCATTGCAATAAACACTTGCCCATATACTGGTGGATCATTCTCTTGGCCACCCCAAACATTCACCGAATCAAAGGAGTAACCAAGATTATTCTGTTGAATTGCTGTAATGTAATCTTCTTTGGTTACTGCACGACCTTGTGCAGAATAGGATTTAGGTGCCTGGAATTTAATTGATTCTATAGATTCTTTATCGCCACCTTGAGTTGCAGAGGTTAGTGGAAAAATTCTTGTGTTTGAATATCCTGAAATTGAATCCATCAACACAAAATTGTTTGCAGCGGTAGAGGCCGAGCCATTTGTTACAACATATGATAGTGTAACAATATTACCGTTGGTTAATTTTTTACCAAGCACACCATTACCAAAACTAACTTCATAGAAACCTTTGACATTTTCTTGTAAGAAATAAACCAAAGAAGAACCTGAGAGTGTTAGATAATCTTTTGCGTGTGTGTGGATGTTATAAAAATTGTTTGATGATGATTCACGCACCGAAACCGTTAACGTGGTTGTGTCCACATTTATTTCAGGTATTTCAAATATGGATTTTGAATTTGTTGTACTATCGTAGGTGAAAGACAAAGATACTGGTGTGCCTTGTTTTAGTGTTATACCATCAAAATTTGCAGTATTATTCAATACCGTAACTGTGGTATTTTCAGTTGTAACAAACATATAACTGATGCCGTCAATAGATTCCGACAAAAATGATGTAAATTTAGGTAATGTCAATGATGTATCGGTAACTTGATTGACCTTCAAATTGATTGTGGCTGTTGGTGCAATTGAAGATTTTGGCACATAATCCAATGTTTTTGCATGTGAAACAACAGATGCTCTTTGTAAAGCGGTGTCCAAGAATGTTTCATTGGCCACCATGTTCAAGTAATAAGCATTGTATTGTGTATTGTATGCTAGAATGTCCAACAACGTTGAAAGTGCAGAACCATCATAATTATAATCTTTTAAAATGTCTTGTGACTGAAGATAGTTCTTCAGGCTAGTTTTTATTTGATTAAAATCTAGTTCTGTTATGTTTAAACCAGTATTTGCAGCCATCTTATCTATTTCTCTCTAAAAGGAGTGTTACTGTTGTCGGTAATGTTGCATTTTCTATGTAAAATGTTATTGTAACATCATATTGATTGGAATCTGGATTTGCAGAAACTCTAACACTATCCACCAATGCTCTTGGTTCATAGTTGTTTATGATATCAGTAACTTCTCTTTCAATTAAACTTGCAACAAGCGGTGAGAAGTTTTCAAATAAAAGTGCATCAATGTTTGACCCTAAATCGGGATCAAATGGTCTCTCATACTTTCTTGTTGACAACAGATTTCGGATTGAACGTATTACAGCCTTATTATCAAAACTTAAAGCAACATCACCAGTCACCGGCTTCTTGGTGAAAGTAAAGTCTATGTCTGAGTATATTTTGGTTAAAGTTGTCATCTTTTATTTATGAGCTAAAAGTAAATGCGCTTTTTGGAATCTGAGATGTGCCGGTGAAAATTCTTGGGCCGGAATGAAAAATTTCGAAATTTTAATCTCCAATGAATACTGTACCTGAACCAGTTTCAATAACATTGGTGCCTGGTGAATTAGTATCAAAGTGACTACCAGTACCATCGTCCCCAGTATCAGCCGTATCTCCAATTCTTGCAGCACCCATTGTACCATGATTCAAATTGATGGTTTTACCATTCATAACTATGTCTCCAGTCACATTCAAGGAATAGTTGCCAGCAACCTTTTCCTGCACACTTCCTTTGACATATAAATTTGCATTGCCATCGACTGTAATATTACAAACACCTTTTACATGAATATTATTGTCGGAAAGATAAACCTCATAGTTCTTTCCAGATACTTTGGTAACCTTTGACCCGTCAGGTGCAATCTCAAAGAATGTATTGGCCTTATGGTGGAGGTGTATCCTCTCAGCACCAGGTGTATCATCCAACTCAAATACATGTCCTGCTTCAGTCTGTGTTACTCGGTTGTAGGGGATTTTTGCATCATATTGTGATTCTGGCTCACTCCAGGTGCCACCACTAGCCGTAGGCACACTGGTATCTAGGTTACTATTGTGGTAACCAATCGCAGTTTCTTCAATTTTTTCATTTCTGTGCAATCTGCTACTGGTAGGTTCACCTAATGGATAGAATGTTCCTTCTGAGAAACCTTTAGATGGGTTTGGTCCATTTTTTGGTATACCTGGAAATATACCAATAATGACAGGTGCTTGACTAGATTCACCATCAGTGAAGAAACCGAACGCATAGTCACCCTCCAGAGGTGCACCGTCAGTCATTGACACATTAGGTGGTAGGCACGGTAACGCCCAAGATAGACCATCTGTAGGTAATTCTTCAAGGTTGTCTGTGTGGTGACCGAACATACGGACACGCACCCGGCCTAATCCTAATGGGTCGAATCTATCTTCAACGACACCCAACCACCAATGAAAACCGTCTTTACCAATAAAATTGTTCATCATGCTGTAATCGCCTGTCTAACATTCTTGTCTGAATTATTTGCACCTTCTTGTGCTTTTGGTAAGCTTTCTTTGGCCATTTCTAAAATTGTCTGATATGCAGTTTGATTAATAATGTGCCTAACCGCAGTGACAAGGTACTTACCTGAATAAGCTTTATCTAGTTCTTTTGTACTGTTTGTTGGTTTTAGTGTGAAAAGATTGAATTCAACTACCTTACCGGCTGTTAGTCCCGGATCACCAGGCACGGCCATCTTTAATGCGGTAAAATTAGCCAATGAAATTGCAGCGGTTCTAAGTGGTAAGATTGTTTCAATAAAAATGTCTTTTGCAAATCCACCTTCTTTTTCTTTGATGTAAGGTACATTTCCATGGTTTGAATTGCCTGTTGCAACCTTCAGTACACCTTCTGGTGATTGATTCAATGTTTTATCAAATCTATTTTTCAATTCATTCAAAATACTACCAGGATTCAATTTTTCCATCGTGTTTTTCATCTTGTTATAATCAAAATCTGTCACATTGAAAGACCTTGTTAGTGGGTCAATTGAAATTAACCTATTTGCAAACGAACCAGACGTAATCTCCTGTAGTGCATCATATGTTTTGGAGAATTCATAGTCAATCACATTGTATGCTTTTTCTTGAAAATCTTGTTTTCTGTTATCTAAGTTCATTGGTTCATACTTGTAGGTTGCATAAACCTTGTCTTTGTACATGGACTGTAGCGACCTGAAGTTGAAACCTTCTTTCGTTTCAAAGAATAACATATCAGCGGTGCTGTTTTGTTTTTTGGGCCTTGCATATGTTGATACCCAACTGATAGTTTCAAATGGTTTTAATTTTGGCACAATAAAATCATAAACACCAGTTGTTTCTTCGATTACATTGATGTTTTTTGGTTTGACTTTAAGTTTTTCTATTAATACATCTTTAACAATTTCAGAAACTTTTTGACCAGAATATGACTTACTTATCTTTGTCTGTTCCGAAAGCATCAATTCTTCTGAACAAAAATATAATTTGTATATTTCGGAGTTATAATTACCACTAGGCTTCCTATCACCAATCTTATACACCCTAAAAATTTGATTGTTCCCGTTGGGACTATTTTTAATTTTACCAAAATTCACTTCAAGGTATTCGTTGCCCGATAACTGTAGAAGTTCAATGAAACCTTGTGCATCAAGTAAAGTCACATAACCAGATGCTGCAAATGTGTAGATATCTTCATAATATGAAAACTCCAACATTATTTTTTTAAGTTCTATTCTATTACCACTCGCTGTTAAAAAATTAAGTGTTTTTAAAGAATAGTCTTGTGGTGAATAAGCACCAGAAGCTTCAACTGAAGTGGGATTATTTGTGGCCATATTAACTCATCAAATCTTGAAATTCTTTTTCTAATTGGTCAACATACTTTGAATTTAATATGTTAATGTTTCTTTTAGATTCATTTAAATTGAGTTCGTAATCATAATTAGTCACTGGTGTTGGTTGTATGGTGATATCCAAATAACTCATTGAATTGGCTGTTGATGAAGCACCATTTGCATATAAATCGGAAGGAAGCTTAAATGTTCTGAGTTCGTCAATGCCAAAGGGGTGTGAATAAAGTAATCCCACATATTCTTCACCAGAAATGGTGAATTTTTCTATTACTGTTTGGTCATCATCTGTTCCACGGGTGGTTTTTGTGATAACTTTTTCGTAATGATGTAAATCAGTCAAAGTATTGCCATATTTTTCGTTCACATATTCATTGAATTGTAATGAATTGAGTGGCCAGTCCCATTGTGGATCCAACATCTTGTTTGCAAATAATACTATCCAATAACGATATGGATCATCATAATATTTGTGTGCAACAATTTCTGGCGTATCACCATCTTGTACATCATATTTGTAATATACCATTGGATTCTTTAAAATCTCTGGCACAATACTGACTCTGGCCATAAGATTTGTCATAATGGTAGAAACACCATTATCATTTGTAAGAATCATCTTTGGAAGTGTATCAAAATATTGCATTTTAATAACCTTCACTTTCTATCATTTTCCTGTCTATCAATTCTATTTCTTTAAAACTAATCGACATTGTAGTCTGAACAGGTGAACCATCTGTGTGTGAAGACCATCCGTTTGGTGCATAGTTCACATCAATACTTTCAATAACACATTCAGCAACTTTACCAATGTTTTTATTTTCTTTACCATTAAAGAAAAATTCCAAATTAAATGTTGATGGTGGTATAAAAAACATACCAGCAGCACCAGTAACAATCCTTGGCGCAGCATGTGTTTTAAACATCTTTACAATATTTTTTACCGTTGTGGACTCATCTTTTGAGAATGGTGTAAAAGTAAAAGACATTTGAAATGATCTGAAATCTATACCATCAAACATCAATTGTTGTTGTGGATTGAGTGCAAGGCCTTGTGAAGCTAAACCTAATTTTGCAGCATTTGTTTGTGCTTTTGCTATAGTACTTGCAGCTATGCCAGCGGCAAAATTAACTGGTCTAAAACCTTTTGCACCTTTATCATGTAATGATTCCAATACACTTGAAGCAACTTCAAGCAAAGTTGTCTGATTATATACAGCTGCATTGGTGAATTCTAATGTGTCTGGCATATATAAATTTATTCCAGCTACAAGTCTTGTTTTTCTTTGTGTAAATGCTATTTTTGTTTGTTCCGCAACAGCTCCAACGGCACCAATTGATTTTTCGAGAAAATCATTACCTTTAAATCCTCCTACTGCCGCATCTGCAATATTTTCTGCGCTATTTCCCACACCCTTAAATATTTCAGGAAAACCATATGATTTACCTTTTTCATATCCAACAGGTTGTACTTCATTGATTCGAAATTGAACCACATGGTTTCTTGCTGCGGACTGCAAATCTCTTGGATAAGATAAAATCTCTACATTGTTTTTATTACCAAACAATTTACCCAAAGGACCTTTAAGTGCAGCTCCAGGAATTGACACGCCACCGATTGATGTTGGGATTGAAATTATTGCCATGGTCTTTTCTAAAAAGATTGATATATAGTATTTATGGCATATTCTGGAAGATTCCAACCCTCAAATCCTCAAAAATACGCAGGGGATTACAAAAATATCATTTATCGCTCATCATGGGAATGCCGAGTGATGAATTGGCTCGACAAAAATCCAAATATTGTGTCTTGGGCTTCAGAGGAACTCATAATTCCATACAAATCTCCTGTGGATAATCGTATGCACCGTTATTTTCCTGATTTTGTCGTTAAAGTTTGTGATAGAGATGGTAAACTTAGAACCATGATACTTGAAGTCAAACCGAAATATCAAACAATGGAACCTGAAAAGAAGAAACGTGTTACTAAACAATACATACGGGAGGTTGTAACTTGGGGTGTCAATCAGGCCAAGTTCAAGGCGGCAACAGAATATTGTTTAGACCGTGGTTGGGAATTCAAACTTATAACGGAACACGATCTCGGACTATAACTAAATATCCGATGATAACAAAATCCATACTCACTACACTGTCAGAAGAAAAGGTTTCGGCTAACTATCAAACGATGAGCCGAGAATCCATGACATGGTTATTAAAGCGAATTGCAGATTTAAGAAACCCAGGTCGATTGGCCATTCCAATAACAAGAGAAAAGTCTCGCTGGACTAAACCATCCGACAGACAAAAATTTTTGATGGGTGGGCTATACTACTTTGTATATGATCCTAAAGGCAAAAACGATTTGCCTTATTATGATAGATTTCCACTGGTTTTGCCTTTAAAACGACAATCTGATGGTTTTCTTGGGTTAAACATACATTATTTACCACTTCGTTATAGATTAATTTTTATGAAGAAGTTGTTGAATTTTGCAATTTACAATGATGAAGATGAGATTAAGAGAATTCGTATCACATACCCAATGTTGGATGCATCATCTAAGTTAAAAGAGTTTAGACCTTGTATCAAACATTATTTGTACAATCACATTAAATCCAGAATATTGGCTGTCGAACCTAACGAATGGGACATTGCAATGTATTTGCCTGTACACCAATTCAAGAAGGCGCAACCAAAAGAAGTCTGGAAAGACTCAATAGAAGAAATAAGGAACTAAGATGCCAGTTTCAATTAGCGGTTTTAAATCATCTTTCACCGGCGATTTGGCTAGACCGAATCGTTTTGAGGTCGATGTTCCTATTCCTTTTACACTGTTGGCTTATGTAAAGACCAATAGAAACCTGAAATATAGATGTGAGAACGCAAATCTACCAGGTAGAACACTTGCAACAATCGAACAAAAGACATATGGTCCGATTGAGAAGTTTCCATATCAAAACACATATAGTGACATTGATTTGACATTTATTGTTGATGATGATATGTCACAAAAATTATTCTTTGATGCATGGTTGAACTTTATCAATCCGTTGTACAACAACAACTTTAGATATAAAAGTGATTATTGTACAGATTTGACAATAACACAATATGATGTTACGAATCAACCATCATACTCTTGCAACTTGTATGAGGCATTT